GGGCCGCCGGTACGGGGCTGGTGCCATGCGTGCGAACTCGGCAGCCTTGCGATCCAGGGCCGCCTTTCGCTCCACGTCCTCGGGACGCTTGCCGGTCTCTCGGTTCGTGCCGCCTTTGTCCTGGCACCGCTGCAGCCAGCCGACGATGAACCGCCGCCAGTTGCGGCGGCCCGCCCGGCTTGGGTTCGCCTTCAGCCAGGCCGTGGCCTTGGCGAGCTCCTGGGCAAGCACGGCACCCGGGTACGCCTCGGCCCACTCCCGGCGGTCTGCGTCCGTGATGCCGGTCCACCCGGCTTCAGCCGTCCACGCCACTTTTGGCTTCGCCGGCGTGCGAGACGCCTTTGGCGGATCGCTCGTCGGAACCGGCGCAGCCGGTTGTATTTCTCTCTTCTCCTCTCCTGTCTTCTCTTCTCCTGTATGTAGTCCGATTTTTTCTGGACATTTTTCGGACAAACCTCGGACAGCCCTCTGAGACGACTTGCGCCGGGCGTCTTCCAGCCTGGCTTTTGCCGCCTTAGAGAACCGCTTTTCCCAGCCCTCGATGACGATGGTGCCGTTCAAAAACGTCACCCAGCCGACTCGCTCAACAGCGAGCCAGAACGCTTCGTCACCTCCCGCCACGGCAGCGACACGCCTGGGCGTTGCCCTGATCGTGCCGTCCGACGAGTTGAGGGCAGCCCATGACCACAACTGGATGAGACGCCAGCAGACTGCCTCGACGGGCAGCCCGGTGTCGTCCACCAGCTCGAGCACCTCGGGCTTCGTGCCAAGGTTGCAGTCAAGGGGAATCCATTCACCGGCCATCCGTGGCCTCCTTTCAGGCGTTGGCGAAACCACGCGCCTGAGACGCAACCGCCGTCATGTAAACCGCAACCGGGTCTTCATTCATGTCGCCGGCCTTGTGGATCATCGCCAGCAACGGCAGCTTCTTGTAATCATCGGATGACGCGGCCCTAGCGATCTCGTGGCAAATCACAGACTCGACGCGCCCGCGACGCCGCAGCTGCTCGCAATCGGCAAACCATGAATGCGCCTTGTCAACAAAGATGTGAAGCTCTTTGTTGCGGATTTCGTGCCTAACGATTACCTCGTTGCCGGCGACGTGATGAACACGAATCTTCCACCTGCCGGCCTTTGACAACGCTTCGGCCGCCTCTCCTGTTTGCGTCTTTGAGAAACGCTTGTGGCGACGGGCTGTGTCGGAGGGCTCGACAGTTCCGTCCTCGCCGTCAGGCTTGTGGTCTCGCCTGCCCTTCACGGCGTCATTCATGTCCATCTCAATGTCACTGCAAAGAGACGACCACTCAAAGTCCTCAGCTTCAGCGTCGGCTTGCTCAAGGACAGGACGGATCTGCTGATAGACAGCCTGCATCAAATCGTTCCACTCGTCTTCGTCTGCAAGCCCGTCCTTGAGAGGGTTGGGCTGGAACTCAATGCCCAAGTTCAGCACGCCATACACCCGGGCAGTGTTGAAATCACCGCAGCAGTCACCAGTTGTCTGCATGAGGCGATGCCCCCAAAACACGCTCATGCCGTGCCGAGACGCCTTTTCTCCCTCGCAGATAATCCCGAACCAGCCGCTGAACGGCTTGCCGTCAATCTCGCCGCAAACTTCAATCTTGTCTCGCAGCGACGGACCAAGATTCGGCCTGAGAACCCGCGTGTCATCGTTGTAGATGGCCTCGATCTTCACGCCTTCCTTAAGTCGCATCGCGTAAAAAAAAGAGAGCTCTTCAAAAAGCCGGTTTGGATCGTTGATCGACTTTCCGCACTTTGGGAAATGGATCCTCATGCCAGGCGCGCTTGCGACGTGCGATTGGCTGACAAAAAACGAAGTGTCGCCGCCATCAAGCATCTGGCGGTAGTTGATTGCGGCTTGACGACACACACCGGCCTTTACGGTCTTGATATTCGCCGTGCCGACCTGCGTGATCCAGCAGGCAGCCGCAGTGAATCCGATGCCGTACTGGCCCGCGAGCGTCGTGTCCGTTCTGTGATGGACGCCAGGCGAAACCATGCGTCGCAGGTCGTCGCATCCGCCACCGTTGTCTTCGATGCTGACCGACAGGTTCTTGCGACGCGACTCAATCCGAATCGTGATGTGCGAGGCGTTCTGGTCGAGCGAGTTGTCGATCAGTTCCTTAAAACACTTAGGCCACGACAGGCTGGTGTTGGCAAAGAAGTTGAAGATGCCGCCGCCAAGATCCATTTGCTCTTTCATGTGTCACCTTTGCTTGCAACGGGAAACCCAGGTCAACAAAAGCCCTTCCAGTTCTTCCGCTCTCTCGGGGCACGCATCGAGAAAAGCGAGTGCGTAGTAGCTGATCTCATCAAGCATCCGATCCGGCTCGATCTCTTCGTCGGCCTGCCGTGCCGCTGCGTTCTTGTCGGCAGGCTTCCGAGGCTTGGCGGACGGCTTCTCTTCCGGCGACAACTCGTCAACGACAGCCTTGACGACTGCGGCAGTGATCGGCTTGCCGGTCTGCTCGGATGCCGCGCAGATTTGCTCCCACACAACTGGAACGTCTTCGGCTGGGAGCGACGCCAGCGGGCGGCATTGGCTTTCAGTTGCAGGCAGCGGGAGGTTCTTAGTCGTGCCAATTGGCACGATTGACCGCATCACGACAGCCGTCGAAATCAGCCGACGGGCGTAGTTGTCGCTCCAACCAAACTCCTCCCGCACCCACTGGCCGAACCCAGCATGGTGGTCGGCAAGCAGCCGCTGAGCCTTCTCTAGTTCGCCGCCGACCGTTTCGATGTATTCAGCAAATGACCGCTGCGCCTTGTGCTGTGCCGTGCGAATGTGATCCGCGCAGCGTTCTAGGCCTTTCGGTCGTGTTGCTAGTTCTGTGCTCATCACACCGCCCTCCACACGCTCGCCATCCGCCCGCTCGTCGTCCGCCTGGTGCCGCACTCCACAACGAGCCCAAACCTTGCCAGTTCGCCACGTCGTGGCCGCTGCGTGCTGGGGTTCATGCCCAGCTTGTGCTGCATTTCCTCGTCGGTGAGTCCCTGCGGCCATGCCGCCAGGAGCTCGAGCACGCGCCGCTGCATGGCGTTCAGCGTCGCCGGGCTGAGCGAGTCGGCCGCTGCGGCCGAAGTGATCGTGCCGTTTGACGGGGCACGCTGAGTGAACAGCGGGCCAAAGTCGATGGTGCTCATGCCACGGCCTCCGCGTCAAAGAGAGTGGCCTCTGTCTTGCGGCCCTTAGCAGCTTCCTCCAAGTTCTTCACGGCCTGCCGGTAGTACGCCGGCTTGAGCTCGACGCCAATCGCCTTGCGACCGTTAATCACCGCCCCGTATGCCTCGCTACCGACGCCCATGAATGGAGTCAGCACCGTCTCGCCGGGCAGGCTCCGCAAATGAACAATTCGCTCAATCACGTCCAGTTGCAGCGGGTGCATGTGCCGCTCGTCATCCTCTTCGCGGGCCTGCTTGTATGGGAGCGTTCGCTCCAAGCGAATGTCATCCCAAAACGCTGACGCATACTGCCGCCAGATCCAGTGCGAGTAGCGGTTCTCGATTTGCTTGCCCTTGTGCCCGCGATAGGAGAGCAACTCAGCCGGGATTTCACGCTCGCCCGCGTACTCCAGCAGCCCGTTTGGGTTTGCGACCGGCACAGGGTTCTCGCCGTCCTTACGGAAGAGCAGCAGGCAATCAGCCGATGCAACGTCGCACAGGCTCGCGTCTGTCACGACTTGCTTGTGGGCGAGCCCTTTAGCCATCGTGCGATTTCGAACTCCAAGCGGCTCCTTCCAGATGAAATGCCGGCACCAGAACCGCCAGCCGAGCGACTCGTGCAGGCGAATAATCTCGCCAGGGAAGTCAATGAGGCCGCCGGGCGAAGTCTTCCTCGGGATGTCCATGCAATGCACCGCCGACAGCCGGCCCGGCAGCGTCACGCGATGAATCTCACCGACCACAAAGGCGTAGTGGTCAAAAAACTCCTGGTGACTACGGCAGTTTGAGAGGTCACGCTCGGAACTTGAGTAGTGGTACAGGCACCCCGCACCATCAGCCGCGAATGGCGGCGAGTAAATCGAAAGATGCACGGACTCGTCTGGAATGCTCTGCAGCACTTCGCAACAGTCGCCGTTGTAGATCGCGTACTCGTCCGTGATTACTTGCTCGCTGACAGCCATGCCGGAATCCTTTCGCTGTGTGGAAACGTCCTGCGGTGATCGACGGCTAGGGCGTTGCCCATGTGCCGCACAAGAGACTCAAACATTCGGTCGGCGGCGTTCGCCTTGCGTCGCAGATTTGCGAGCACGCCGACCTCGCCCTCGGTGGCGATGACGTGAACATCGACGGGCTGCGTCTGACCAAACCGCCAGCACCGGCGAACGGCTTGGTAGTACTGCTCCCACGAGTGGGAAGCGAACGTCACGACGTGGTGGCAGTGCTGCCAGTTCAACCCGAAGCAACCGATTTTCGGCTTCGTCACAAGCCGCTTGAGTTGCCCGGATTGAAACGCGAGCAGAAGCTCTTCCTTTTCGTCTTCGCTCTGCGACCCGCTCACTTGCCTGCAGTCTGAAATGACTTGCTCGAGCAAATCCGCTTCGTCGTTGAGATGGCACCACACCACCGACGATCCCGAGTGCGACGCAACAATCCCGGCAGCCGCTTGGCAGCGGTCTTCAAGAGTGATTCGCCGCTCTTCGCGTTGCTCTTGCAACGTGTCAGCCGGCAAAGAGAACAGCATCCCTGCCCGCGTCTTGCTGCTATGCACAACGTGCTCGTGCTCGCGAAGCATCGGCAGCACGAGCTTGCCGTCATCAAAACCCAGGTCAGATGGCTTGCGGCACGCCCGAGCCCACGAGCAGACCCACCGCCAGAAAGGTTCTTCCGCGTGCCCGCGAAATCGGTAGCTCTTGCGGCCCCAGCCGAGGTAGTCCTTGATGATGTCTTCCTTAAAGAACCGCGAGATCATGTCCTGATAGCCGAGGTAGCCGAGGGCTTCGCTGGACGTGCCGAGCTCGTGGTAGTCGTTTGGTGCAGCGGTCGCGGTGCAAAGCAGGCGATACGGGATCAGCCGCATGAACTCGGTGACGAGTGCCTTTGTTGAGCCGTCGAAGTTCTTCAGAATGCTCGACTCGTCGCAGACCATGCCGCCGTAGTCGCCCTGGTCAAAGTTGTGCAGCCTCTCGTAGTTCGTCACCACGATGCCAGCCTTCGGCTTGCCGCCAGTTGACCGCACCGCCTCAATGCCAAACCGCTTTGCCTCTTCTACGGTCTGGTAGCTGACTGCCAGTGGTGTCGCAATCAGCACCGGCTTTCCGGTGTGCTGGCGGATGTTTTCTGCCCACACCAACTGCATCGGCGTCTTGCCCATGCCGCAATCGGCGAAGATTGCCGAGCGTCCTTTGCGGCAGGCCCACTCAATCAGGTGACGCTGATAGTCAAATAGCCAACTCGGTACGAAGTCGGGCGTAAACCCGTAGTCGCCGTCAAGCTGCTGTTTCGTGTCAAGAAATGCGGCGTAGCTCTTTGCTGTTGCTGCAATCATCACGCATCCTTTCGTGTATTGGCTCCGTGACGTGGAGCGGACGACGCCGGCCTTGGCGAAGTGTTAAGACCAATCCGACGCTGCACTGATACGACGCCTCTGGAGTGCGATGGCTGCCCGCCGGCTGTCGAGGCCGGTTTACGCTGCGAGCCCAGCGTTAGTCCCATTGGCTCTTGTTGCTGTGTGGTGCGTCGTTGAACTTGATCGCCGGCGGCTCGTACTTGTGCAGCCGCAGCAGCACCTCGTTCAGTTGCGTCCGCAACTCCGTGATCGTCTTGAGCGCACGGTCGTAGTTGCCGCCCAGGTCATCGACGTACGCCGCGGCCCGGGGCCGGTTGCACCGCTCGAGGAAGCCAGCGATGTCGTACGCCGTGATCGTCAGCGGCTCGTGCGACTTGGCGATGTTGGGGTCGAAGCGGCTTCTCACGATGCCACCTCGTGCTCGGCGGCCTCGTGGGTGAACTCCGTGCCGGTGTCCTCGGAGCCGATCAGCATCTCGGCCTTGTGGTGGATCAGGGCCACGAGCTCGTCCTTGGCGGCCTCGCTGAACACGCCCTCGGCGTGTCGCTTGTCCACGAGGTTGCGAATCGCATCGAGCATCTCAAACGTCGTGGCCCGGCTGACCGCCAGGCGGGCCTTGCCCATGGGATCCTCGGGGACCACCGTGGCCACGGGCGTCACCTTGACCACGCTGGGCGGCCTGCTGTGCGACGGCTCAGCGTCAACGTGGGTCATCTCCTCGGCCGGCGTCGTCTCGAGCCCGGCATCCATCAGCGTCACGACGAACGCAAACGCTGAGCGGCAGGCCCGGCTCATAGCCCGGGTCTGAGCCATCGCACGGCGAGCGAACACGGGGCGGCTTGCCCAAGTCTTCTCGTCGTCTCCCACAAAGCCCTCGGCCTCGGCCAGCACCTTGCCGTCAGAGACACGCACCACCTGGCCAGTGGCACGGTAGCCGCCCTCCACCTTCTCAACGTCGCGGGCCGACGCCACACACCCAAAGGCGTTGGCAATCGCCTGCCAGCCTTCGACTTGGACGTACCGGCGTCCCTGGATCTTCATGGCCGTCTTCACCACCAACTCGCGGCACAGTCCGGCGGCGTTGGTTGCCGCCCTGTGGCTTGTCAGTGCCGTGCTCTCAATCACGCTGATTTCCGTGCTCATCTGCCGTGTCCTTTCCTGATTCGCGAATCGCGAATGTCCTTGTGAAATGCCGGCTTGCGTCCTGCTCACCGGCTCGTTAATGCGTCCCTGCTACTGGGGCTCCGCCCCACTCCTTCCGCCACCTAGCTCCGCTGGGCGACGGTCCTTTCTGCGTTCAGTGCGTCACGTCCCGGGCCGAAACGGCGAGCCAGCCGCCGCCCACGTCCAGCGTGAGCCGGTCGCCATCGGTCCACTCGATGCGGCCCTGCCACCGCTTGCCTGCAGTGCAGCCGCTGACGAAGTCGCCCACGGCGTAAGTGCGGGCCGGTGCGGGGCTCGGGGTCTGCTCGCCGAGGCCAGCGATGGCGGCGAGGTATTCGTTTTCGTGGGGGCTGCTGGGGTTCGTGATGCTCACGGGGCTCTCTCCTTCGGTTGGTGGGGCAACTATACGCCTGTTCACTACGTCGTCAAATCGGATTTACGTGCGTGGCGCACGGGGAAAACGGCAAGTGGGGGAGTCGAAAACTTGTACACATGAATGCCTGCCGTATTGCATGGTGCGTGCATATGTATACGACGGTCTTTGCATAAGTCAACGGGCCAAAAGGCCGGTCACGCTGGCCAGCAGCTCCAGCAGATCGTGCAGGGCTCGAGCAGCCGGCGAGTCGGTGCCGATCTCCTGGCCGATGCGGATCAGGACGAGCGACTGCAGGGCGTGGTTCCAGTGGCGGTTCATGGCGTGTCCCTCGTAGGCCGGCGTGTCAGGCGGCCTGCACTTCGCAGGCGGCGTAGATCATGTTCCTGATTGCATCGGTCTTGTAGGCGGCAGCCGCGGACTCGACGTTGGCAAATCGCTTGCCTATACCACGCCAGGCGCGGTTCATTGCGTTCTGCACCACTACCTGAACGTAGTTCGACGCACCACGGCACACCACTACAAGGGCAGAGTGCTTGCCGCACACCATCTCAACGTAGATGTATTCGTTGCCGAGGGCGGTCTGCTTCGTGGTTTCGATCACGTTGACGGTCATGGCTTGGCCTCCACTTCGTGTCCGCGAGTCTCACTTGCTCGCATGGCACAGTTATATCGGCGGATCGGTGCATATGCAATAGGGCTAAACACCGGGGAAAATGCAGATTTCCAAAAAAATCCGTCAGGATCGGGTGGCTTTGCGGGCCCGCTTGGCCTTGGCGGCTGGCTTGGCCTTGTCGGCCTTGCGGCTGCG